GTAATCAAACAACTCAACCGCACGCGCCAAGCCGATATTGCCCTCCTGCACCAGATCCATGAACTCAAGCGTCTTGCGGTTGCGCTTTTCGTATTTACGCGCAACGTGAATGACAAGCTGCAGGTTGGCGCGGATGAACTGTTGCCTAGCGCGTTCGCCGCTGCGGTACTCGCGCTGCTCGGCTTGCGTCAACGGTTCAGTCTTGTTTTTTAATTCTCTCCATTTGGCCACACGGCGCCCAAGTTGTATCTCCTGCTGTGGCGTAAGCAGTGGTTGCTTGGCAATATCGTTGAGGTAGTCCTTGATGGAATCAGTCATGGGTAATCCTTTGGTTCACACAATGGAAGCACAATTCCACGGTGCAGCCAATGCAAGCGCATTGCGAGCATTACACGCCAAGGGCGATTGGAATGGGTTGTTGGAGTATGCGCTGCTGCTAGCCGAGCAGGAAGCCAGCCAGAAATCACAGATCCACTGGCTGGCGCGAGAGGCGATGCAATCATGCAGCGTCCAAGAATGGCATCGAACAGCGGCTAGCGAATTGCTTGCTGGCCGAGACTAACTTATCGTTGTTGTAACTACCCGTCACGGCGTAGCTCAATGCAGGCTTGCTGCTCATCCGCCAAAACACCATCTGCCCAATCTTGAGGCCTGGGTAGATCGGCAGTGGCTGCAGTTGCCGTGCATTTTTCAGCTCCAGCGTCAATGCGCTGCCATGCCAGCCGGGATCGGCGTAACCGGCGTGCAGGTTTTCGTAACCCTCTCGTGCGCGGCTGGACTTAAGGAAGAACAGCCCGGCGATGTCCTCCGGCATGTGGAACACCTCTACCGTCTGCGCCAAGATGAATTGCCCTGGCACCAACTCGTAGGGATGCTCAACGGTGTAACCGCTGATGTCCAGAGGGATCATCTGGTGAGATGTGACCGATTCAAGCATGATTAAATTGCCAACACGCAGGTCCAAGCTGGCTGGGTTGATTAGTTCTGGCTGGTGATGCTGCACCATGGCGTGATTGGCAATCAGCTCATGGATCTCGGTGTCGCAGAGAATCATCGTGTTGTCGGCTTTGCGCCGCGTTTAGGTGAACGTTCGAGCTCTGCAGCCATCTCAGCCGCAGCGCGCAGCATAGTGCTTAATGGGATGCCACGGATTGACCTTTCGGACATGTAACGAATTGCAAGACGGTAACCATGCGATGCGTTGCCATTGCCCAAATGCCGTGCCATTGCAATTTCTTCATCCGTTACCCGGATATTGAGTGTCCGGTTGCGGGCTGCCAATGCCCTAGCGGATGGATTCAGGACTGTTGCTTGTGTTGGCATGATCAATCTGTTACATGGGACCAACTTTTTGCCTTGACAATGCGGTACACCGTTGATGGGTGGATGCCGTACTGCTTGGCGATTACCTTGTAGGTGTTGTGCTGTGCGAGGTTACGGATGTCGCGCACATTCTGTTCTGTTAAAACGGCGAGGTTATTATCCTCGCCGCGTTTGATTTGCCTTGGATGCGTTTCCGTAATGGGGTGCAAATAGGTTTCAACTGTGATGTACCGCTCTTCGCAATCAAGGCAACGGCAATACCGTTTGGTTGTGTTGCCTTGATGCTCAGTGCATGTAACCCTCGTGTTTTTGCTTTTGCAGGTTCTACAACGCATTCAGTGGTTCGTTGAATACAGCATCAACCGCTAAATGATCGCAATACCATTCAGCTTTGCAATAATCTTGCGTTGGGTTGCCTTTGTGCTCAGCGCGCCAGAGATATTTAATCACCTGGCCTTTGCAGTATGCCTTGAACCCGTCAGGGCCTAGTGCGGCCCTGATCGCGTCAATGCACTCAATGTCGCCTTGCTTGTAGTGGTCAGGATTGATTGGGTCGTTCATTTGGAATCACAGATTGCGAGGTCTGGGAACTTCTTGGCGTCTACCTGAATACCGCTGGTCTCTAGCTGTTTGCAGGCAAGGGCAAGCCTGACGCTGTTTTCAACAACAGCACGCTTACGGATTGCGGCTTGTACTGCATTGCAATCAGCTTGCCCGCCGATTGGCGTCGAAAAACCAATAGCTCCTTGTACTCCGTATTGATTACTGTAGGAGTCGGTGGTCAATGTTGAAGCGGTGGCAGTAAGTGTTGGTCCTTGGCAAGTCACAGAGTCAACAGAGACGCCAGATTGCGATGGGGCAACATTGATCCAATCGGGATAGCCGATGTAGTTGTTGGTGTTAGAGGTAGAGACGGAACTCAAGCCCGCTGGCGCGCTTCCGGTGGAAATGTTTACGGTGTTGACGTTGCTGCCAGTTGTGACATTAGTGGTTTGTTGCTGCTGCTGGGTGCGGTTACGGCTGTCATCAGCAATTGCAGGCCATGGCGCAACAAGCAATGCCAAGCAGACAAAGGCAGAATTCAGTGATTTGTTCATTGGTTTGATTCAGGTTGCATCAGTTCCAACAGGGTCAGCAGGTACGCAGCAAAGGCAACGTGCGTCATGACGGCATGGGTGCCCGGAGGCACCCCATAGCTGTCACGCCACCACTCCTCAAAGGCTGCTTTGATGGTGGCTTCGTTCATCAGAAGGTAACCTCCTCAGATTGAGCGCCACGGGGCAGAAACTCAAACCGCTGCACGCTGAAGACATGCTTGCTGCGCTTAGCGGCAGTTTCCTTGTCTGCCCACTCTTGGCGGCGGATGTTGCCGGTCACAAAGATGCTGTCGCCTTTCTTGCAGCGATCAACAATTAACTCGGCTGACTTGCCCCAAACCTCAATGTCGATTGCATTGTTGATCCAGTTGCCGTCCTTGTCCTTGCCCTCTTGGATGCCACCTGCAAAGTTGGCAACCATGGTGCCACTGTCAAAGGTGCGCAGTTGTGGGTCGGTGATGATGCGAATGATGCCGGATGCGTAGAGGCTCATGTCAGTGGTGTAATGGAATTGGACTCTTCAAATGCCAGCACTTGCGCTAGCGGATACCGCACTCGTGGCGTACCAGCAGGGAAGCCGATACGTGGGATGGTGTAGTACCCAGGACCGATGTTGCGCGCGCGTTGGTTTTTAATGGCTGCTGGTTTCAGCCCCCAACGCGCTGCTAGCTGATCAGTCGTCAGGTAAGGCTCAGTCATCAAACGGATCCTCCTCGGTGGTGGCAAAGCTGGCTTCCTTCTCCAAGGCAAGCGCTAGCAGGGTTTCCTGCTGCTCGCTGGATAGGTCAGCCTTGCGGGCTTCCATGCGCTCGGTCACCTTGGCGAGGTCTTTCATGGTGGTTGCCTTTGCGATGGCAGCCTTGCCAGCGGTGAACACCTTGTCATCACCGGCTGGCACGGCGGTCACGGTGACAGGCTCGACAGCCTGCTCCATCTCATCGGTGCTGTAGACGCCGCTGAGGTCCGCAGGAAAGGCCTTGCGCAACGCCAATGCCTCGGAGCATTTGGCAATCATCGTGGCGCCCATCTTGGACCACAGGCCTTGGCCGGCGTTGTAGTCGGCAAAGCGGGCAACGCCAGTAAATGGGTGGCTAGCACCTTTGCGCCAGATGGTGGTTTTGGCCGCAGCAGGTGGTTTGCTGCTGAGCCATACGTCCGTCCATTGGCCATCCTCGCCGCACCACATGGTTTCACTGCCATCCAGTTGGCCAGTGCGCTCGGCGATGCTGCGCAGGCCGTCGATGCCCGCTTGAATGGTCATCTTGCCGCCACGCTTGATGGCGTATATCTGCTTGCTGAACGGGTCAAGCCCGGTGCGCTGGCAGGCATAGGCAAACAGCCGCAGCTCGTCATTGCTGCACCCTGGCGCAATGGTGGTGCTAATCAGTTGGGTCTGCTCTGGCGTCCAGAGCGCGAGTGAACTAGAAGTCATCGGAGGTCATAGTTGGGGTAGCGTTGAGCGCCCATTTGGGCAGACTCAGCGGTTGGATGGTGTTGCCGTAGCCGGGCCATTCAGAGATGACACGGCAATCAGCAATGGTCTGCAGGTTGCTGCGGCGTTCGTATTCGCCACATTGCACGGCATCAGCGTCCAGCTCGTACACGCCGACGGCATACGGGTAGGTCTTCTCCACTGCGATGAAGATGAACCGCTCCGCAAAGGTGCCAGCGAGGTAGTGGTTTTGCTGGACGTGGTACCGCCACTGCGCAACTGACTTGGCAAACCCTCGCGGGCTGGCATCCGTCGTGGTTTTAAGGTCCACGATGGTGTTGCCGTTATGCCAGTCAGGGCGGCACTTGCAGCGCAGGCCGGTCTGGAGGTCATCCCACCAGAAGCTCTGCTCTGCCTTGCCGTCACGCAATAATGCTGCAGCAGCTTGATGGCTGCGGACACTAGCGGCCATTGCTAGCGCCTGCTCCATATCGGTGCTGGTAACGGCTTCGATGCCGGATGCTTGCATCTCGGCTTCCATCTCCTTACCAGCTTTGGTATTACGCGGTAGGCAGATGCCATACCGCTTGCTCAGCTCATCCGGTTCCAGCACTGCGCAATGGGTCAGGCTGCCTAACTTCATCGCAGCCGTCTGCACCGATGGCGGACGGTCTGGGTTGAGGTACCGGCTCCAGTAGTGGTAGGGGCTGGCAGCAACAGCGTGCAGGTGGCTGGCGCTAATGGCTGGGTCGGCGTGGTACTCAGCGTTGCTGGTCATACCATCGCCCCACTGCGCAGGCCTTGGTGCAGCCTGCTAGCGGTGCCGTAAGTGGCGACCATCTCGGGGAATGCGTCAAGGATGCGTTGCTTGTTGCCGGGATCTGCCTTCATGCCAGCTTGGCCGAGGGCTTGATAAAAGCTGCCGCCGTATTGGCAGGCGGTAGCAAGTGTCCAAAAAATGTCTGAGTCAGTCATTTGATCTGGCAGGCGTGTTGCTGCTGTTGGTGCGCCATCGTGGCTTGGTCGCGGCCACCGGCATAGCCAGCGGCGTAGATCGCTGCAAGCGTTACCAGTGCGGTGATGCGGTTAACCCAAGGGTTGGTGACCATGGTTCTCGGTGTGGGGTGCCGGGTCGTCCGGCTTGCGTGAATCCTACACCATGCGCCGCCCTCGTCAACCCTGCGGTGTCGTAATCCGTAACGCATCCTCGACGGACCTAGCCACGCCAGCGATGCCACCTGCCGCTTGGACTGCATCAAGCCACTGTTGCTGCTCTGGCCGGAGCCTGCCGGTAGCAGTCTTGACTTCTATAGAGGTAAACACCGCCACTTGGGTGCCGACCATCTCTGGGGTGATGGTGACGGTGCGCCAGCCGATGAGGTCAGCGCTGCCCTTGCACAGCCCAAAGCTGACCGGGCGGCCATTGGCATCACGCAGGGTGCCGGTGTTATTGCGGAAAACCCTGGTATCGCCCTTGCTGACAGCTAACCGGATCTCCTGTTGGATGCGTTGCTCGCTATCGCCCCCGCTGCGACCGGGCATACATCACGTGTTTTGCCCACGCTACCGCGTTTTTGTATCCCCGGCTTTGGCCTAGTGCAATCAGGTCCTGCAGCGACTGAGCACTCCCCTGCTCGCGTTTGCGTTCGCGGGCGGCTACCTCAACCAACTCTCCCTCAACCTGCTGCAGCTCTCTGGTTTCCTGTGGCGCAAAGACATGCCCGCACTCGCGGCAGACCTGCGCAGCGCTCATGCTGGTGGCAAAGCACACCGGGCACACTTTGACTGATGGCGCCTGCTCGCGGTCGCGCTTTTTGAGGCCATCCAGCGTCCATTCACGCGGTTCTAGGTGATGGCCCAATCGGAGAACGTTGCCGACGTGATCGAGTACCACTGCAGCAGCCTTGCCGGGTGATGGCCTTAGGCAGCGACCAATCATCTGCAGGTGCAAGCTGGTGGATGCAGTAGGGCGCAGCAGGATGCAGCCGCCAACGCTAGGCACGTCCACGCCCTCGCCGATGAGTGCGCAGCTAGTCAGGACCTTAATGCGGCCAGTACCTAGCGCCTGCAGCAGGTCACGCCGTTGCTCGCTGGTCATGCTGCCATCAATGCTGGCGGCTGGGATGCCAGCACTTATAAATAGACGCGCCACTGCCTCGGCATGGGCCACTGAGCAGCAGAACGCTATCGCCGTCTGGCCATCGAGGTGCTTGCGGTAGTGGCTTAGGCAGTCGCCCATGATCGTGCCGATACGGTGCTCGGCCTCTTTGGTGTCGAAGTCGCCCATCCGCTTGCGCAGGCCAGTGGTATCAAACCCCGGCGGCCCAAACACGCGGGCGCTAGCCAGGTAGCCGTTATCGGTGAGCCACTGCGCGGTGGGGCCTTCCACCATCGCTTGGTAATGCTCGCCTAAGCCGCGACCGTCGAGGCGTATGGGGGTTGCGGTGACACCCAGCACATGCGCAGATTGGAAGTGCTCAAGCACCTTGGCCCAAGTGCCGGCATTGCTGTGATGCGCCTCGTCGATGATGACGAGCTGGAAGAAGTCACGCGGCAGCTTGTGCAGCCTGCGGGCTACGGTTTGCACGCTGGCGACCTGCACCGTATGGCTTAAATCCATGGCGCGACCGGCTGCAATAATGCCATGCGGTGCCGGAATTGCACGGCTGGCTTGATCCAGTAGCTCCTGACGATGCACCGCGATCAGCACGCGGTTGCCCTTGCGTGCGGCAGCTTGGGCGATGTGGCTAAAGCACACGGTCTTGCCAGCGCCAGTGGGCAGCACTGCCAGCACCTTGCGGTGCCCTAGCTGGTACTGCAGCCGAATGTCGGTTACTAGCTGTTGTTGGTAAAGGCGGAGGTTC